CCGGGCGCGGCGCGCGGGATCCTCCAAGGTCTGCCGGCTCCCGATGATGATGTCCGCGTCCACCTGATCACGGTCCGCCTTGACCACGCCCACCGTGATGGGCCACTCACTCATGCCCGCGACGAACTGGATCGTCGCCTCAAGCTGCTCGACGAGTTCGTTCGTGTGCACGATGACCAGCACGCGCTGGCGGGGGCTCGGCTGCATGGCGCACGTCTCTGCCTGCCACCGGCGGTCATGCTGCTCATCCGCGAACCGGCGCGCGCGCTCGGCGAGGATGGTCGCCTTGCCCGTGCCGGTCGGCAGGACGATGGCGAGCCGGGTTTCGTCCGGGTGCTCACGGCGATGCTCCGCCTCCGCGGCCAGTGCCTGCTCCTGGAAGTCGAAGAGCTTAAACGTCATGATGCCCCTCTCGGGAGGTAGCGGATCTTGTCCCATCCGCGCGCCATGTTGATATGGAAGCTGACCCGCTGGAAGTACTTGCTGAGGCGCCAAACCGCAGCTCCCAGGTCTTCGGGGAGCGGGTCGATGTTGGACGTCCAGTGCCAGTAGCCGCAGAGGATGCACAGGTACGTCTTGCCGGCCCGGTCCGTGTCGTAGCGCGGGCGGATGTCGTCCTCCTGAAGTCCCTGAAGCTTGCTGACGCAGTACGCGCCGTTCACGCGTGCACAGGCGTGGCAGAGGTCGATCAGGCCATACGGGTGGCTTACCGCAGGTTCACGGCATGCTCCGCAGGGAGTCACCGGTCATCCCTCCCGGCTTGAGAAAACATTCACGAACACATCCACGGCCTCGCCATCGGGCCCGCGCTTGACGGTCGCCCGCGGGGCCTTCTCCGTCGGGCGCATGAGCTGCTGCGGGCCGGTCGGCAGCGCCACCGTGATCCTGGCTTTGCCGCCCGCGATGGCGAGCGCGGCCGTCACGGGGTAGAAGGCGCCGGAGTTGGCGCGCAGCTGGTCGCCGACAACGACCTCCCGCCAGGGGATGTCCTTGACGGAGGCGGCCGCCTGTTCGGCGTCGTGCTGGTCGAGCGCGGCGACGGCGGCCGCCAGCTTCGCCGAGGTCGACCAGGCGGCGACCTCGCGCGCTGCCTCGATGACGGCTCGTTCCAGCGGGTTCACTCGTCGTCCGTCCCGTTCTGCTCGATCATGAACCGAGCGTGCCGGTGTGCCACTTCCAGTGCGCCGATGAACTCGGTCAACTCCTGCACGCCGAAGCTGATCGACCGGACGCCGTGCAGGGTGACGACGACGTGCACGCCACCTTCGCTGCCCTCGCTCGGCTCGACGGTGATCAGCTCCGTGCCGGGTACCTGCGTGATCTCCATGCCGAGGTGCTTGCTCTTCATCTACTCCCCCTTGATCTTGATACGGACGATCTTGCCGAAGCGCGGGTGTCCCTCGCGCTCGATGACGGTGGCCGCGCCGCGGGCGACGATCTGCTTGAGCATTACCCACGACTTCACGTCCGCGATGGTGAGCTCGGTGCGGCCGGCGGCGACCGCCTTCTCGACGGCGGCGGCCTGCGGGGCGGTCAGGTCCAGGCGGTGAACCCGGCTGGCGCTGTAGTCCCGGGGGCCGTCGGTGGCGAGGTCTCGCATCTCCGTCATGAGTCAAGTATGACAGGTCCGTAGGGATCACGCAAGGCTGTGCGGGGAGATGTCCTTCGGCTTGTCGAGTTTGCAGGCGTTGTGCGTGCGGCCAGGGAAGCACGCCGGGCACAGTTCCAGACGGCGCGCACTGCCGGCGAGCAGGAAGCGGCCGGTGGTCGTTCCGGTGGCGCCGCACTGCGCGGTCCATTCGGTCGTGCGGGTTCCCCAATCGTTGACGTCCCATGAGTAGGTGGCTACCGCGTGGGCCGGGTAGCCGACGGTCGGCGTGTCTGCGGGCATGTCGCTTGCTCCGTTCATGCAGGAAAGGCCCGGCATCCGCCGGGCCTTTCGGTTGGTCACGAGTTGGTCATCGCCTGACCGACGTAGATCCGGTCACCGTTGAGGGCGGAGCGGATCAGTAGCTCTTCCTTCGCGGCCTCCGCGCTGTTCGCCTTGACGGTGCGGTACTGCGGCTCCCGCGGGGTGGCCTCGTCGGCGTAGGTGAACTCGACGGTGAAGAACTTGGGCTTGAACATTTCGTTGCCTCCCTGTTGACTTATGAGACAACTATAGCAGGTCCGTACTGATCGCGCAAGGCCGGTCAGCGACCTTCCAGCGCCTTCGCGTACCAGTTGTTTGCCCACGCCTTGACGCCGACGTTGTCCACCTTCAACGGGTGCGCGAGCAGGCCGCGCGGCGCGTCCTTGCGGACGGCGCTGCCGTACGAGGCCGCCACCCGGTCGCGGAAGTCCTGCGCGAGGGGGAGGTGGTAGTTGTGGCAGTGCGTCTGGATGTGCTCGCACCAGCGGTCCACGCTCATGCCCCCGTGCTGGCCGTAGGCATCGCGAGGCTTGACGCAGTTGACGAACCCGTCCGGGTGACCGTCGAACAGGCACGCTTCCAACTCGGCGCGGTAGCCGGTGGACGTCGTGACGACAAAGACGGTCGGCAGGGTGCCGTTGAGCAGCTTGAGTGACCACGTCGTCAGCATCACCCAGACGCCGCGCCGGTAGTACTGGGTGTCCTCGGCCGTGACGAACATGGCGTCAGTGATCATGCTGGGCATCCGGGCTGCGGTCATGAGACAAGTATGACAGGTCCGTACTGATCACGCAAGCGGGTGGACGGCAGGGATGGATCTGTTATACTTGGTTCATGAAGCAGCTCACCAAGACGCAGATCGAATGCCTGAAGTATCTGCACGAGCACCCCGGCGCGACGTACGACAAGATCCCGTTCCGGGACCCCACGTTCCGGGCCCTGGGGCGCATGGGGATGGTGCACAACAGTCTGATGATGCCGACAATCAGCCGCGTCGGCCTGCTGGCGATCGGGAAGGCGTCGTGATCATCCAGCCCGCCCCGCTGTGCGAGACCTGCATCGCCGCGCAGAACAAGTGGCGCGACTCCAAGCCCTCGCAGGTACTGCCGGTGTCTGCGAGCTTCGCGTACGGTTCCGGCGCGCCGCACGACGTCACCATCCCCGCTATCCGGTCGCGGAGCGCCGACCGCTACGAGCGCTGGCGTCGGCTGGTCAAGGAGTCCGTCAAGGACATCGCCGCGAGCTGCCGAACCGGGAACCACGCACCCAAGAGTGAGGACGACGAATGATCACCCTGACGGCAGAGCAGGATGCCGCCATCGAGGCGGCACGCCAGTGGTATGCCGGTGCTATGTCGCCGGGCGAGCGCTACCCCACGCCCCCGAAGTACGGCGATCGGGAATGGCTGAAGATGGCCTTGGGCGAGCCTCAGTACGAGGCTCGCATTGCTACGCCCCCGTTCCGCCTGTTCGGCCCGGCAGGAACGGGCAAAACCACACTCGCCCGTCATATCGGACGGGCCCTCGGGCTCGGCAACGTCGTGTTCGGCGCGTACACCGGCAAGGCCGCGTCCGTGCTCAACCGCAAGGGCGTGCCCGCCACCACCATCCACAGCGCCATCTACCAGCCCGTATTCAGCGCCGAAACACGCAAGCGGTGGCTTGAGGCGATGGGCGAATTACAGCAGATGCGGGGCGAGCGCGCCGTCCTGTCCGGTGTGAGCACCGTGCTGGCGCTCGAACTGGACGGCGCCATCAGCGAGCGCTCGGAAGAGGTCGAGCAGCTTGAGCGGGAGATGCGCCGCCCCGGGTTCGAACTCAACCCGATGTCCGAATGGGCGAGCGCCGACCTGATCGTCCTGGACGAGGTATCCATGGTCGACGCCAAGATGGCGGCCGACATCGAAAGCTTCGGCGTGCCCGTACTCGTGCTCGGCGACCCCGCGCAGCTACCGCCGGTCGGCGGGATGGGCTACTACACCGACGCCGAGCCGGACGTGCTGCTGACCGAGATTCACCGGCAGGCCCTGGAGTCGCCGGTACTCGAGCTGGCCACCCGGATCCGGCTGAGCACTGATGCCACCCTCGGCGTGCGGCCGGAGGAGCTCGGCGTGGCGTCGGTGACGCGGGCGCTCGAGGCGGAGCAGGTGCTGTGCTGGCGCAACGAAACCCGCTGGAAGCTGACCGGGCTCATGCGGGCCAAGCTCGGCCGGCCCGCGGGGAAGGTGGTGGCCGGCGACCGCATCATGTGCCTGGTCAACAACAAGCGGGACCTCGGCGTCCTGAACGGGCAGCAGTTCGACGTCCTGGACGTCTCGGGCATCACCGACGAACTGACCTTGCTGCTGCGCGAGTGCGGGACGGCCGGCCCGGACCGCTGGATCTCGGTGTTCCCGGAAGGATTCGCCGGGCTGGACGGAGAGAAGTCGCTGAAAGACCGGCGGGCGTTCCGGGGGACGACGATGGCTGCTACCTGGGCATGCTGCGTCACCGTTCACAAAGCGCAGGGGTCGGAGTGGTCATCGGTGTACGTCGTCGATGAGACACCGGCCATGATGGCGATGACGGCGCGGCGCGAGGGTGAGCGGGCGGCGGTGGAGATGGCGCGGCGGTTCGCTTACACGGCCGTGACGCGGGCGCAGGAATCGGTGACGCTGGCGCGTACCCGATCATGATCAGAGGGCGTAACCTGACAAGCCCACCCGAACAAGCGGAAGGCCCCGGTGTGCAGCCGGGGCCTTCGCAACGCATCAACTACATATTGGGGTCCACGTGACAGAGTACAACAACACCTGGGATGCCGCCCGCGCGTACGTAAAGGCGGGCATCTATGTGAACCCGGTCTACGTCGCTCGCAGGCCCGACGGCAAGAAAGACGTCCGGCCCGTCGGGCTCTGGCGGCAGACCAGCAGCAACAGCCTTGCCGACGTCGCCGCGTGGGAACAGCAGTACCCCGACGCCGGCCTGCTCATCGACACCGGCAAGAGCGGGCTTGTCGTCGTCGACTGCGACGGCGAGGAAGGCATCGCCAACTGGCTGGCGCTCAACCCGCCGCTTCCGATGCAGATCGCCAAGACGGCCGGCGGCGGAGCGCACTGGTACTACCAGGCACATCCCGACCACGTCATCGGCAACGACCAGAACGGCAAGGTCGCGCCGTCCGTCGACATCCGCGGACTCGGCGGATTCGTCATCGCCCCGCCCACCACCGACGGCAGGGGATCGTGGGAGTGGGCGGACGCGTGGGACTGGACGCCGGTCGTCGTGCCGGACGTGGTCATCGAACGGATGAAGCGGCGGGAGGGCGCTCCCATCGCGGCCCCGGTGTCGCAGGACACCGTCACCCCGACGCCCACCGGGGACGACCTGTTCGACTCCCCGGCCCGGGAGTTCACCCGCGAGCAGGCGAAGGACTACGTCAAGAAAGCGCGCAAGGTGCTCGCGGCCACCACGTCCGGATACAACGGGGGCATCAATAACTTCGCCATGGCGTGCGCGCACTTCCCCTGGCTGGTCGACCGCGCACTGTGCGCCACCCTCGCCGTCAAGTCACTGGCGCCGCAGACGGGATGGACGGCGCCGGACCGCGACGACATCGCCACCGTCAACAGTGCGTACACCGCCACCGAACAGGGCCGGTCCTGGGTGGCGACGCAGGTGGAGGCGAACGTGGCGCCTGAGCAGGCGGATGCAGGCGAGGTCACCGGCGGGGTGTTGCCGCCACCCGCGCAGCCGTTACGCGTCGCCCGCGAGCTGGTCGGCCGGATGCCGCAGACCGACGGCGAGGCGCACTGGTCATGGTGGCGTAACGACTTCTACCAGTGGCGCGGCGCGCACTGGGAGCCGGCCGAACAGCCGGTCATCGAGCACTGGCTGTACCGCCAGACCGGTGACGCCGAGTACCTGGTGCCCAAGAAAGTCAAGGAAGGCGAGAAGCCGGAGTTCGAGGCAACGCCGTGGGCACCCACCCGCAAGAAGATCACCGACCTCACTCACGCGCTCGGCGTCGGCACCTTGCAGCGGTTCGGCGATGAGGACAAGGTGCTCGCCACGGCGAACGGGGTCATCGTCAACGGAGCGCTCCAGCCGCACCGGCCGTCCCGGTTCAACCTGTTCTCCATGCCGTTCGACTACGACCCGAACGCGACCGCCCCGGGCTGGGACGCGTTCCTTGAGGCCGTGCTCCCCGGCGACCGGCAGGCCAAGGAGTTCCTGGCCGAGTGGTTCGGGTACGTGCTGTCCGGGCGCACCGATCAGCAGAAGATGGCCGCCCTGATCGGGGAGAAGCGGTCCGGCAAGGGCACCATCGCCCGAGTGCTGTCCGGGCTCGTCGGGGCCGGCAACGTCACCGGCCTCAATCTGAACCTGCTGCCCGGCACGTTCGGCATGGAGCCTCTCGTGGGGCGGGCGCTCGGCATCGCCGGTGACGTGCGGTGGGCGTCACGCAACATCGCCGACGCCATCCCGATCCTGCTCGGCATCATCGGCGAGGACGCGGTGTCCGTTCCCCGCAAGAACCGCGGGGCATGGCACGGCACCCTCGGCATCCGATTCATGCTCATGAGCAACGACACCCCAACCTTCAGCGACAAGAGCGGCGCGCTCGGCGGGCGCATGGTGTTCGTCCGCTTCGATCAGAGCTTCTACGGCCGCGAGGACACCTCGCTGACCGACAAGCTGCTGCATGAGTTGCCCGGGATCTTCAACTGGGCGCTCGACGGGCTCGACCGGCTGAACGGGCGCGGCCGGTTCACCGAGCCGGACAGCGGCGCAGGCGAGCGCGACGCACAGCGCCGGCTCGCCGACCCCGTGGGCGCGTTCCTGGACGACTGGTGCGTGATGGGGCCGGAATGCTCCATCACGCTCGATCACCTGTACGAGAAGTACAAGCACTGGTGCGAGTCGGAAGGCCGCACGCGCGACTCCACGACGAAAGAGGTCTTCAGTCGTGACCTCCGAACGAGGGTGCCGGGGCTCGTCGTCGACCGCGAGCGGGTGAACGGCAAGCGTGTCCGGATGCTGCGGGGCGTGGGGTCCGACGCGATGTAGCTGTCCCGGGTACCGCTAGTTGTCCCAGGTCTGTCCCGGATACTTTCTGGTATCCGGGACAGACTTTTTGCAGCTCACCCCACCTCTGTCCCACCTGTCCCAGATAAAACACGGAAGGGAGACAGTAAGGGAAGAAAAAGAAAAGGGCTCCGTGTAGTGGTTATAGGACCGAACTCCGTAATTGCCGGGACAGCCGGGCCACGGGCGCACATATCTGGCTGTTTCCGCAGGTCAGACCCCGGCCCGGGTAGATGGGCCGACCCGGGCCACTTGTCGGGCCAGCATGGACCACGTATACTTGGTCCATGCATACCGCAGACCTCACCACCCGCGAGCAGACGCTGTTGAACCGCGCCGTCGCGCACGTGCTCGCCGACGCCGTCACCCCGCCCGCGCTCGCCTACCGCAACGGCGTCACCGACCTGGATACCGTCCGGCTGCTCATGCGCATCGAGAGCGGCGAGCTGATCATCCCGGGCAAGATGGGTCACTCCTGGCATGCCGTGCCCCGCGGCAAGGCGATGCCGCCGCTGACCCGCATCGTCGAGGAGTGCCTGCGGCTCGGGCTCGTGCAGCGGACCACCGTCGAGACCGCGCCGGCCATCTGGCGTACGCAGCTGGAGGCGGCGCCGGTGCACCTGACCGACGGGGCCGGCGGCACGGCGTGCGACGCTGCCGAACTCGCCCCGCAGTTCCGGTACCGCCGGGCGCAGGATGTCGCGCTGGTCGACTGCCTTGCTTGCCTGTACCGGTACCGGTGAGGCATACTAAGTCCATGACTACCACCACCTACCCGAACGGCATCGCACCCGTGAACGCCGGCAACTACCAGCTGGGCGCGAAGGGCGGCCGGATGGCGCAGGCGTGGCAGTACGTGTGGAACCGCCTGAACACGTACAGCTGGACCGACGGCATGCAGATCTCCCGTGACGCGGCCAAGGAGTTCAACCTCAAGCCGGTGTCGGTCAGCGAGATGCTGTGCCGGATGCGCGCTGCCGGTGTGATCGAGCAGGAGATGATCGTCGCGCCGACCACGTACACCCGGGCCGGTGCGCCGTACACCTCGAACCGTCGGCGCGTCCACTACCGGATCGCGAAGGGGGTATGAAGATGACCAACGTCGACAAGATGTGGGCCGCCCTCGGCAAGGCCGTCCGGTCCGGCGCGAGCACCAAGCAGATCAACGGCATCGTCGCGCGGCTTGACCGCGTGCGCGGGCGACAGGCCTCCTGAGATGACCGTGGAGACACTGGAACGCTGGGATCCACCTCAGGGCATGGACCCCGAGGTTATCAAAGCGTGGCGGGGCTTCTACGGCAGCATCAAGCTGAAGTACGGGATGACGCCGCGCTTCTATCGAGCCCTGTACCTTGCGCAGTCCGGCCGGTGCTACATCTGCCGGACTGCGAAGGGCATCCACCCCGATGACCCGAAAGGGCGCGGCGGCCGGCGGCTGGGCGTCGACCACGATCACGCCGTCGGTGACCGGATCGAGGCGGTGCGGGCGCTGGTTTGTTCGGGCAGCACCTCGGCGAACACCTGCAACCGGCTGATCGCGCGCTACGACGCGCAGCAGCTGCTGCGGGCGGTGGAGGTGCTTCAGGACCGGCCTGCGCAGTCGCTGTTGCTGATGGGCGACAACCTGACCGACACCGAGTTGACGGGCTGGCTGACGGCATGAACCACGGCGTACTCGCGTTCATCCTGGTCGGCGCTATCCTCTGGGTGCCCGCGGCCGTCGGCGTCTGCCTGGTGATTGGCAAGGCCATCAAGATGCGAGGCAGATGATGCTGGAGATCAAGCACTATCCGTTCCCGCCCCCGGGCGACGCGCCCGCGGTCGAGCGCGAGCCCTACCCGGCGCCGCTGCTCACTTCGGACATACCGGCCCCCGGTATGTCCGAGGCGTCCGGCCCGGCGCGGATCCTGGCCGCGGTCGCTGCCCGGCACGGCTGGACGTCGCGCATCACGTTCGCGAACGGCTACCTGCCGCACGCGGCATACGGCACTCCGTCTGTCAAGCCGAAGAAGAGCGAGGCGGTCCGGCTGTCCCGCGGCACTCAGCGCGCGGTCGCGGTGCGCATGGACGGGTCGTGGGTGTCGCTGTGGACGTGGGGGCGGGACACGTTCTTCACCCGCTCGGGCGGTCTTGAGGCGTTCACGACGGCCATCACGGGTCCGGTGCAGAGCTGCGACAAGCCGCCTGTGAGCGCGCTGGCGCCGCTGCATACCTGCGCGGTGACAGCCATGAAGTTCGTGCGCGCACCGATCTGGGGCACGGTTCATGGGCCTAGTCCCATGCCTGTGGATAACTCTGTGGATAACGGTGGGGCTGACTGTGGCGCCCCGTAAGCTGGAGACCCCGTGGACGCGGCGGCAGCTCATCACTGAGCTTGCGCTGTCGGACAAGACGCAGACGCGGCTTGCGGAGGAGTACGGCGTCACGCAGCAGTCGGTGTCCGACTTCGCCGCGCGGCACGCCAATGAGATCCAGGTCGTGCGCGAGCACACCGAGGACGAGTTCGCAGGCCTGGCGCTCGCGGTCAAGGCAAACCGGCTGGCCACGTACGAGGACATCGTGCGTCGCCTGACCGTGCAGCTTAACGAGGCGGACGCCATCGACGAGAAGACAGCGGCGTCGCTGGCGAAGATCCTGCGCAACGTGGCGGAGGAGCTGGGCCACCTGCCCAACCGGGTGACGCTGGGCGGCGAGGTGGGCGTGACGACGCGGTACACCGTGGAAGGTGTGGATCCGGGGGCGATGCAGTGATGGGCAAGGCGATCTACAGGATCACGGAGCAGGACCTGGCGCGGCTGCTGAAGCTGCCGGCCGGGCAGCGCGTGATCGGCGTGAGCGCGGACTTCCAGTCGCTGTCTGCGCTGGTCATGATCGCAGGCCCGGGCCTGCCGGAGCACGACCCCGGAACGTACCTCGAACCGACGGGCACGCTCGGCGACCTGTACCCGGACGTGATGCCATGAGTTCGGGGGCAAGGCTGGCGGTAGTCATGGCGGGGATCGCTGTGTTCATGTGGGGCGGCACGACCGCCGCGGCGTGGACGAGCGGCTACACGTTCGGCATGGCGGCGCTCTGCTCGGCGGGCGTGATCGCCGCCGCGGGCGCGCTGGTGCTGGTGGTCATGGCGGCTGTGTTGTGGGCGGCGGACGGGCAATGACCGACTTCTTCAGGCAGGCGCGCGCTGCCGGCGCTGCGGAGTACGGCCGGGCCCGGGCGGAGCGGTACGGCAGGCGCGCGAGGGCGGCGCGAGTGCTCGGTGTCCTGGCTGTGTGTGTGCTGTTGCTGGCGACGATCGCTGCGGCGCATGGTGCGTTCGGCGGGTAGCCCTGATACGGTCAGGACTGCGTGATACCCCCACATGATCGGCCCCGCTCTCCTCCGATGGAGCGGGGCCGATCTGTCATAGTCGACCCATGCAGGTGCTCCAACATCATTTCGAGCCACGCGGCGCCGCCCGCGCCATGATGAACAGTCGCGCCTCAGAGATCCTGATCTCCGGCGCGGCCGGCACTGGCAAATCCCGGGCCGTGCTCGAAAAGATCAACCTGATGTGCCTGCTCACCCCCGGCGTCCGTGCGCTCATCCTGCGCAAGACGGCGCGCTCCCTGGCCACCTCCGCGCTGCGCACCTGGGAACGCGACGTCGTACCCGAGGGCATCCGCACCGGGGCGATCAACTTCTATGGGGGAAGCGCCCGGGAGCCGGCACAGTACCGCTATGACAATGGCAGCGCCGTCGTCATCGGTGGCCTCGATGATCCGATGAAGGTCATGTCGACGGAATACGACATCGCGTTCATCCAGGAGTGCACCGAGGTCAGCGAGGAGGACTGGGAGTCCGTCAGCATCCGGCTGCGCAACGGCGCGCTCAAGTCCGGCCTGCACCAGATGATCGGCGACTGCAACCCCAGCCACCCCACGCACTGGCTGCTGGAGCGCGCGAAGTCCGGCAAGCTGCAACACCTCGTCAGCGCACACGAGGACAACCCGCGCTACTTCCACGCCGACGGCACCCCGACGGCGGAAGGCGTCGCCTACATCGCCCGCCTCGACAGCCTCACCGGGGTGCGCTACCTGCGGTTGCGCAAGAACATCTGGGCGGCGGCGGAGGGTGTGATCTACGAGAGCTTCGACCGCAACCTGCACGTCATCCCCCGGTTCCCGGTGCCGGCCAACTGGGAGCGGATCTGGACGATCGACTTCGGGTTCACGAACCCGTTCGTGTGGCAGGACTGGGCGCTCGACCACGACCGGCGCGCCTACCTCGTCCGCGAGATTTACATGACCGGCCGCCTCGTCGAAGACCATGCCCGGCAGATCATGGCGCTAGGCGGGCCGGCCCCGTCCGCTGTGGTGGTCGACCACGACGCTGAGGACCGGGCGACGTTCGAGCGGCACACCGGGTTCGGGACGGTGGCCGCGCACAAGGCGGTGACCGAAGGCATCGAGCTGGTGGAGTCCAGGCTGCGTCTCGCCGGTGACGGCAAGCCCCGCATGATGTTCTTCGACGATGCGCTGATCGAGCGTGACCCGAGCCTGGTGGAGCGGAAGCTTCCGACGTGCACGGTGGATGAGATCCCGGGTTACATCTGGGCGGCCGAACCGCCGGGCGGGGACCGTAAGCAGCGCCAGCCGGTGAAGCGGAATGATCATGGCGCGGACGCTGCAAGGTATCTAACGGCTGAAATCGACCTGCACGGACCGACAAACGTACGATGGGGGTAGGGCGCATACTGGGCACGGTCGCGTATCCTGCGGCAAAGATCATGGGGAGCGTGACCGGTTGACCACCATCCAGCTGGCATGGAAGCAGGCGCGCGCCGCCCGCACGCCGCACCGCCGCCGCACGCCGCTGCTGGTCGCGCTGGTCGCCTACCTCGCCCGCATCCTGCCCACCTGGAAGCGCGCCCGCACCACCGTCATGCAGTGGACCGCGTTCGGTGCGCTCACCTTCGGCATGTTCCAGTGGTCGATCATCGCCGGATTCGTCGCCGCCGGCGTCAGCCTGCTCTTCCTGGAATTCCTCGGCGGGGCGGAGCAGTGAGCGACATGCCCTGCCCTTGCGCCGAGTTTGAGTGGGCAGCAACAGCAGACGACACCAACTGGTGCGAATGCGGCCACGCCGAGGACGAGCACAGTAACGGCGCATGCCATGCGCAGGCTGTGTTGCTGGGCTGATGCGTAGCCTGCTCGGCTCCCTGCTCAATCGCTCCCCCGTGCCGTCATCCGGCTACCGCGGGCAGCGCGCGTACGGCGCCGAAGGCCGCGGGCGGGTGCCGCAGCAGGCCACCATGGAAGCGATGGGCGCGAGCGCCACCCTGTTCTCCATCGTCAACCGCACCAGCACCGCCACCGCGAAGCAGCCGTGGCACATGCACCGCAAGAAGGCCGGCGCGTCCTGCGAGTACGACGCCGGCGGCCCGAACGAGTGCACGGCGACCGGCGTCGAACTGGTGGAGACGCATCCCGCGCTCACCGTGCTGAACAAGCCGAACCCGTTCTTCACCCGGCAAGAACTGTTCGAGTCCGGGCAGCAGCACGTGGACCTGACCGGCGAGGGCTGGCTCGTCGTCGGGCGCATCGGCCGTATGCCCGCCGAGCTCTGGCTTGTCCGCCCGGACCGGATGATCGTGGTGACCGACCCCACGGACTACCTGCTTGGCTACATCTACCGCAGCCCGTCGGGGGCGGAGATGCCGCTGAGGCCGGATCAGGTCCTCAGCATGCGCATGCCGAACCCAATGGACCCGTACCGGGGCATGGGCCCGGTGCAGACGATCATGTCCCAGGTCGACGGCGCAGCGTACAGCGCCGAGTGGAACGCGAACTTCTACCGCAACGGCGCGCGCCCGGGCGGCATCGTCAAGCTCTCGCGGCACATGAAAGACCCTGAGTTCGAAAAGCTGGTGGAGCGCTTCAACATCAACCACCGGGGCACAGCCAACGCCAACCGGACAGCCTTCCTCGAAGAAGGCGAATGGGTGGACGTCAAGCCCATGAGTGTCGCGGACATGCAGCTGGTGGAGACGTCAAACCTGAACCGCGACACGATCCTGCTCGCCTACGGCGCGTCGAAGTTCGACGTCGGTGTGCTGGAGGACGTCAACCGGGCCGCGTCCGGTAGCGCGAAGGCGGACTTCGGGGACCGCATGATCGAGCCCCGGCTCGACCGGTGGGCGGGCATGCTGAACAACGACTTCCTCCCGATGTTCCCGGGCGACGCCAGTCAGCTGAGTCTGGTGTATTCGTCGCCTGTCCCGGCCGATCGGGCGCAGGCGCGCGAGGACAAACTTGCGTCCGCCAACGTGTACAAGATCCTCATCGACGCGCGGGTGGCACCGAAGGACGCAGCAGAGGTTGCCGGCCTGCCGGAGATGGAGAGTACGCCCGAGCCGGCGCCGGTCATGCCCGCGCTACCGCCCGGGCGTGCACCCGCGAGCGCGCCGGACCCTGAGGCTGACCCTGCGGCGGAACCGGCGGCGGCATGATCTACCTGACGTGGCTCGCGCAGCGGATCGGGTACGTGATCCGTCCCTACGACATGCTTGCCGACCGGCGCCGCTGGTGGTTCCAGGAGCGGGAGCGCTGCCAATGGTCGCGGAGGTAGCGCCGGAGGCCGCCGGTCGCAACGCGCGCCGCTGGGCCGTGAAGGCGCACGTGGACGACAGCATCTGCGAGCCTTGCCAGAAAAACGACAAGAAGGTTTACCGTAACCGGCAGGCCGCGTACCGCGACTACCCGAACGGCAAGGGCTACAAGAAGTGCATCGGCGCGCGGTACGGCAACGACTGCCGGTGCGTGGTGGTCCAGCGAGGCAAGGGCGGAGACAACGTGGCAGACCAGGCCGAACTGATCAACAGGGCGATGACGCTGACCGCGAAGGTCACCGCCCGTGACCTCAGGCCGCCGGCCCCCGTCAACGGCCTGCCGTTCGCGGAGCCGGAACGCCTGCGCGCGCAGGACAACGCGCTCTACATCTATGACGCGATCGGCGGTTGGGACGGGGCGAAGGCCATCGACGTCGCACTCGCCCTGCGCGACATGACCGGGCCCTTGGATCTCCACCTCAACTCCCCCGGAGGTGTGATCTTCGAGGGCGCGGCCATGTACAACGCGATCAAGGCGTACACCGGCGGGCCGGTGACCGCGTACATCGACGGCTACGCCGCGTCGGCCGCGAGCTTCGTTGCCCTGGCCGCGTCCCCGTACGATCCCGAGACCGACACCGGCGGGGTCCGTATCGCGAAGAACGCCGTGATGATGGTGCACGACGGCATGGGCCTCGCGATGGGTACTGCCGATGACCTGCGCGACGTCGCCGACCTGCTCGACATGCTGAGCGACACCATCGCCGCGGTGTACGCCGAGCGGGCCGGCGGCACCGCCGAGCAGTGGCGGGAGACGATGCGCGACGGCGACACGTGGTACAACGCTGAGCAGGCGAAAGCGGCCGGGCTCGCCGACGTGATCATCGGGGAAGTCCTGCCCGCGCCGGAGCCCGGGGAAGAGCAGGCTACGGCTAAGATCTCCCTTGATTCGTTCAAGGTTGAAGCACCAGAGGCTACGGCCGTGACCACGGCCGACACCATCACCCCCTTCGATCTCGAAGGATTCCGCGAAGCATTGAAGGGAGTGTTGGCCACGTGACCGACACCAAGGCCCAGCCCACCACGCCGAAGGAGTGGGAGGAATACCTCCACACCACCTTCGCCACCCCCGAAGCGATGGCCACCGCCGTCAAGGATGGCAGCTTCATCGAGACGATGAAGAGCTACACCACCGCCAGCAACAAGGTCATGGACAACCTCAAGGCGGAGGTCATCGAGCAGAGCTCGGCCGCCGTGCTGGAGATGTTCAAGCGCAACGGCAACGGCAGCGGCGACGTCGTCAACGGCCGGCCCGACGTACGCCCCACCAACCAGCGCGCCATCGACGCGGGCGTCGCGTACAACAAGTACGCGCCCGGCGTGGTGTCGGAGAACATCTGGTCCGGCGCCGGCCAGATGCTCCAAGACATCGTCAACAAGCGGCCCGGCGTCGAAGCCCTCGCCCGGCTGAAGAAGTACGACGACCTGACGGCCGCGTACTCGTCGAACGTCCCCAGCAGCGGCGGCTACCTCATCCCGGAAGAGGTCCGCTCGGAGATCATGACCCGCGCGCTCGAGGGTGCGATCATGCGCCCCTTCGCGCAGGTCGTGCCGATGCCGTCGGGCAAGTTCTCCTGGCCGGTCACCGACTTCACCACCGAGGTGGGCGAGGTCTACGGCGGCATCGTCATGTCCTGGCTGGACGAGGGTCAGACGTTCACCCCGACCGAGGCGACCTTCGCGAAGGTCGCCCTGAACTCGCACAAGCTGGGTGGCCTCGCCCGCATCCCCAACGAGCTGATCCGGCACATCAGCGCTCTTGAGGCGTGGGTGCGGCAGAACATGCCGAACGCGATCCGCCACTTCGAGGACCTCGGGTTCCTGTCCGGCGACGGCGTGAAGAAGCCGCTCGGTGCGCTGCACGCCAGCAACCCCGCCATGATCGTCGTGAACGCCGAGTCCGGTCAGCCGGCCGACACGTTCACGTGGATCAACGCGCTGACCATGCTCGCCCGGCTGCTGCCGGAGTCGTGGGAGAACGCGGCGTGGATCTGCACCCCGGACGCCCTGCCGGAGATCTACACCATGGCGCTCCCGGTCGGCACCGGCGGCAGCGCGGTCATGACGCCGGAAGGCGGCGGGCCGATGGCGCTGCCCCGCACCATCGCGGGCATCCCGATCATCTGGACCCGCAAGACCCCGGCCGTGCTCGGCGACCAGGGCGACATCAGCCTCATCGACCGGACGAAGTACGTCATCGGCGACGTGTCCGCCATCTCGCTCGACACCTCCGAGCACTCCGCGTTCACGTCGGATCAGACCGACTTCCGGATCATCGAAGAGGTCGACGGCCAGCCGGGCATGCTCGCTCCGCTCACCCCGCAGAACGGCGGGCCCACCCTCTCGGCGTTCGTGCAGGTCGCGACGCGCTAGAACTGATCTACGCCGGACCGCCGTCCACCATGGGCGGCGGGCTGGCGGAACTCCCAAGGAAGGGGAGAGATTCAATTGTCCGGCACTGGTGAGGCGCTCGGCCGCCTCTTCGACCTCGGCACCGGCTGGGCGCCCGTCGACCTCGACACGTCCAACGGCGCGACCGGCAAGCGGGTGTCGCTGTCACTCGCCAACTACCTGACGTTCATCGTCATGACCGGCACCGGCGGCGCGGAGGATCTGACCCTGGATCTTCAGATGCACACCGCGTACACGTCGGGCACCTCCGCCGACCTGGACGCGTCCGGCGCGGCCACCGCGACCGGCGTCGACCACTTCCACATCAAGGCGGAGACCGCCCTCGACAACGACGAGCCATGGGTGAAGGTGACCCAGTCCGTCGCGTCGGAGGCCGTCGTCGTCGGCGCCACCTACGGTGCGATGCAGAAGCTGATCGTGATCGAGATCCACGCGGCCCAGCTCGCCGACACGTACACCCACGCGTCGCTCGTCGCGTCGATCACCACCAGCACCGCGCAGCTGTCCAGCTGCCTCTACCTCCTGCACGGCTTGCGCTACCCGCGCAAGCCCACCAACCTGTCGAACCTCCTGCGGCCCGGGGCGGCGAACGCATGACCGTCGTCAACGAGGCTGCGGCCTACACGAAGAGCGTTCTCGGGGCCGGCCCGGTCTCCAAGGCGTCGGGCACGCTGCTGCACGCGACCAACGTCGACTGCTTCACGGTCGCCGGCGGCGAGGTGCTCATCACCGGTCTGTGGCTGAAGTGCACGACCACGATGGCGGGCGCGAACACGCTGGCCATCTCCAACGTGACCACCACGGGCGATGACCCCGTCATCGTCACCGCGACCGACCTCGGTACCACGGACACCACCGCGGGCACGGTCGTCGGACTGACCAACGGCACCTCGGCCGCGTCCGCCTTTCTCAAGGGCGGAACGGTCTACCTGGGCGCCGTCGTCACCACCGGCAAGGTGACGCTCGTTCCGACCGGTTCGGGCACCATCGACGGCGCGGTAACGGTGTACTGCACGTGGGTGCCGCTCACCGCGGGCGCCACGCTGGTCGCCGCGTAGCAAGGATTCGGGGCCTGCCCGCATGGGCAACCATGGGGGCAGGCCAACCGAGGGAGAGTCATGCAGCTGACCCAGAAGGACCTGAACGAGCGCGTCGCCCGCAAGCGCAAGGGCGAGGCGTCGGACGAGGACCTCCGCCTGATCAAGCACTACATCCGCGAGGGTTACGAGCCGGGCGCGGACATCCCGACGGGCCCGGAACAGCCCGGCGCCGACGACGTCAACACCGACGCGCCCGCGCCGGCCCCGCGCAAAGCCGCCCGGGCCAAGGCGAACGGCAGCAACAGCCGATGACCGGAGAGGATGGCCGCACGTGGCACTGAACACCGCAGGCGTGACGGCCATCCTCGAGGACGGCAACGAGGCAGTCGTCTACGTCGCCCTCGGCGACGGCCCGCTGTCCACCAACCAGATCTCCGCAGCCCGGGTGCTCGTCACCAGCACGGTGGCCGCCGCCGTCATCACCGCTAGCAGCGTCCCGTACGCGTACACCGGCACCTCCGACGCCGCTGCCACCCACGCGCTGCTGTTCAGCGCGGCGACGTCCGGCACGTTCTACGGCTATGACGTGCTGTCCGGTGATCAGACGATCGGGCCGGCCGGGACGTACAACCTGACCGCGCTCACCATTGCGGGCATCTCCGACCAGCTGGCCACCGCAGGGCTGACCGCGCTGCTGAACGACGGCAACGACTGGGTGGCGTACGCCGCGATCGGGGACGGCGCGACCTCCGCCGACCAGGTCAGCACCGCCCGGGTACTCGTCGTGTGGAACACCGCCACCGGCGCGGTCACCACCGCTGACGGAACCCCGCTGGAATTCACCGGCACCCCGGACGCCGACGCCACCCACGTGCTGCTGTTCAGCGCCGCGACCGCGGGCACCTTCTACGGCGGGGCCGCGCTGACCGGGGACACCGCCTTCAACGCGGACGGCATCTTCACGATCACCGAGTTGTCCATCACGGCGTCCGGAACCCCGCCGGTGCCGCCGGCCGCGTACGCGCTCGGCACCGAGGTCGGCGTGCCCACCGGCACGAGCTTGACGACGCGCACGTCCCTGGGTTCGCCGACCACGTCCGAGACATACGACCTCGTGCACCCGATCACCGGCGCCACGAACACCATCACCGTCAGCGTGTGGCGGCACATCAACTTCACGCAGACGATCACCCCGCAGCCCGGCTCCGGCAATCACTACCGGTTCGACGAGTGCAGCTTCACCGGCCAGGGCAATTGGTGCGTGGAGATCGACCAGACCGGTCGCACCAACGACATCATGGTGCCGCTGGTCGTGTTCACCTCCTGCTCGTTCGACGGCGGCGCCGGCGGCGGACTCACCGACAAGTGCCTGCTCGGCGGTAGCGCGTGGGTTGTCGACTGCGACATGCGCAATGCTGAGGACGGCTGGTCGGGCTGGTACTACAACGTCGCGATCAACTCCAACTTCGTCGGGCTCGGCCCCACGGTTGATCTGCACTCCGACGGCGCACAGTGCACGGACACCGGACACTCCGTGTTCTACCGCTGCTGGCTGGGCGTGTCCGGCGTCGGCGGGAACGCGGCGATGCGTGTCGGCACCGAGGGCGGTGCGGACAGCGTCGACATCGGCATCTACTACTGCGGCCTGTCCGGCGGCGGCTACACGATGCAGATGCGCGGTGACTCGGGCGCACCCGACATCAACACCGTCACCGTGATCGGCAATCGCTGGGTGGACGACGCCGAGTTCGGGCCGGTCGACTTCGAACAGACCTCGATCACCGCATGGACAGACAACGCCTTCTTCGACGGCACCGTCATCAGTAGCCCGGTGTAGCCGATGTCATTCAACGTCTACGGCAACACCACACCCGCCACGATCAACGGTAACGACAGCGACGACTACGCGCTCGGCACCGTCGTGCAGATCACCGAAGCCGCCACCATCACCAAAGCCCGGCAGTACTTCTCCAACCCCCTGCCGTCCGGCCCGGTGGTGTGGCGGGTGTCCGACCTATCGACGCACGACATCCTGGTGTCGCACACCTTCACCTCGCCGACGTCCGGATGGGTCGAGCAGGACCTAGCCTCGCCGCTGGTCATCGCCGGTGCGCGCAACGTCGTCGTGTGGTCCGGCACCCCGGACGGGTACGTCTTCACCAACGGCTTCTTCACCAGCGCGGCCACCGTGTCCGGCCCGCTCACCGCGCCGAAGTCGGCCGACGATCCGGAGGGCATCGGCAATGGCCGCTTCGGCGGCAGCGCGGGCAGCTACCCGGCGGGTACGTCCGGCGCAACGGCCTACTTCGTTGACCTGGTGGTGGAGCTTGCGCCGAACGAGGGCGCGACATCGTTCGACGCCTACTTCACCCTCGCGGGTGTAGGCGACGCGCCGGCCGCGATCATCCCGAGCGGCATCGCCGCGTTCGGACTGACGTTCGTACTCGCGGGCGTGGGTGTCGCGCCGGCCCCGCCTCCGCCGCCGGTTCGGGGTGGCTGGGATTCGCTGGGCAACATCTACCGCAGCAACGCCGAAGAGGCGCGCAGGCAGGCCACCGAGGTGATCACCGAGTGCCCGGTGCACCTCTACCCGCTGGAAGAGGGCAAGCGGGAAGGTGTGCTGCACTGCAAGTTCGGCGGGGAGTTGTGGGATCGGTACGGCAAGCCGATCTACTGGTGAGCAGGCAGGGTCTATGATCGGCGCACAAGTGCAGATCACCACCCCTCGCAGAGAGCAGCCGAGGCTATGACGCTTCCCCGGTACGTGACCAGGGAAAGGGTTCAGCGAACCCTGGATCAGGCAGACACCTTCAGGGTGAACGCCGTCATCGACGCCGCCATAGCCTCCGCCACTACCGGCATCGAGGGCTGGACGCACCGGTATTTCTATCCCGTCACCGCGACCCGCTACCCCGACCCGTGGCGGCAGGTGTCCGGAGGGGTGCTCTGGCTGGACAGCAGCACCTACGAGGTGTGCTCGGTCGCGTCGCTGACCGTCGACGGGACCGCGCTCACCGAGGGTACCGACTTCTACCTCGATCCGGAGGACGGCCCGCCGTTCACCTCGGCTCGCCTGTTCCGCACATCCGATGCCGCGTGGTCCACCGATGAACGCTCCATCGTGCTGACCGGGGAGATCGGCGCGAGCAACGCCACCCGGGCCGGCGGCGCGCTCGCATCGTCGACGGGTTCGAGCAGCAGCACGGTCATCGTCACCAACGGTGCGTTCGTCGGCGTGGGCGACCTGATCACCATCGGGGCCGAGCGGCTGATGGTGACCGACCGGATGAACACCGCCACCGGCGCGACCATCACGGTTGCGCTCGACGACCTGGACAGCGACAACGTCTTGACCGTGTCGGATGGCACCCTGATCAACCAGGGCGAGACCATCCTCATCAACGGCGAGCGGATGTTCGTGGAGCAGGTGGTAGGCAACGCGGTCACCGTGCAACGCGCCGTCACCGGCAGCGTCCTGGCCGTGCACACCAGTTCGACGGCGGTGTACGCATCACGTGTTCTCGTGGTTGAGCGCGGCGCGACCGGCACGACGGCGGCCACGCACACCGCGAGCACCGCGGTCACGGTCAACGACCCGCCCCCGCTCGTGCAGACCGCGACACTCGCGCAGGCGCTGGCGACACTGGGCGTGGAGTGGTCGGCGTACGCAGCCAGCAACTCCGGCATGCAGGCGAAGTCGCTTCAGCAGATCATCGACGACTGTGTTGCCGCGCACGGCCGCGTCCGGATCGGGGTGGCCTAATGGACCCCGTCCGCGTCATCGCCTGGATCTTCCTCGCAGCGCTCGGTATCCCGCTGCTGGTCATCGCGCTCGCGGTCGTCGGCTACGTCACGCTGGCGGTGGTCGCGCATGGCTGACGTCACCGTGTCCGGGCCGTTTTTCGACGGCCGTGATCATGCTGTGCTGGACGCCATGTGCGAGGACATCGCACGCACAGTCGCGAACGAGGGCGCGATCATCATGGACGAATACCTGGAAACGGTCATCCGTCATCCGTCGGACCCGCCGTTCTATCAGCAGCACGTGGGCGTGAGCCCGGGGGCGACGCTGCTGGACCGGGACATCGACGACGGCGGCATCGTCTACGGGCCGTGGCTGAACGGCACCGGCTCGCGCAACCGGACCACCCGGTTCAAGGGCTACAGCCACTTCCGGATCACCGCCCAGCGGCTCGAGGCGAACGCGTCGCGTATTGCGCAGCACGTCGTCGGCCCGTACGTGGCGAGGATGTGACGGTGGCCATCGACGTGAAGGAGATGATCGAGCGGACGACGTCCATCGCGAAGGCGACGGGCAAGTTCGGTGTGGTCACCCGGTATGAGCCGAAGTCCCCGCCACCTGCCGGCTTGAACATCGCAGTGTTCCTGTCCGCCATCGCCCCGGTCGCGCGGGTGTCCGGGCTCGACGCGACGTCGGCCCGGGTGGAGTTGACCGCGCGCATCTACAAGCCGGACATGGCGAAGCCGGAAGCGCTGACCGATGTCGCGCTGGCGGAGGCGACGTCCGCCGTGGTGGGCGCGTTCACCGGCGGGTTCACGCTGGGCGGCACGGTCATGCAGGTGGACTTGCTCGGCGCGCACGGCCGGCCGCTCGGCGCGACCGCGGGCTACTGGACGGTAGGGAACGCCCGCTACCGCATCATGGACATTGTCATTCCGATCATCGCCGCCGACGCGTGGCCCCAGGAGGCGTAGAACGTGGCGAAGCAAACAGGCCTGGGCGACCGGCTGATCGTCGGCGGGTACAACCTGTCCGGCGACATCGGCTCCCTGGAGAGCATCTCCGGCAGCGTCGCCCCGCTCCCGGACGCCGACATCACCCAGTCCGGGGAAGACCGACTGTGGGGCAGGCGTGACGGCAACATCGTCTTCACCGCGTTCTTCAACAAGGCGAGCAGCCGCGCGCACCCGGTCCTGTCCGCGCTGCCTCGCACATCCGCCATGGTCAGCTACCTGCGCGGGGCGACGCTGGGCAACCCAGCGGCATCGCACGTCGCGAAGCAGATCGACTACGCGGGCACCCGCGGCAACGACGGCAGTCTCACGTTCAACACCGCGACGCAGGCGTCGGACGGCTTCTGGCTGGACTGGGGCCGGCAGCTCACCGCGGGGGAGCGCACCGACACGACCGGCACGAACGGCACCGGCGTCGACGGCGCGGCAAGCTCGGCGCTGGGTGCGCAGTTCTACCTGCACGTGACCGGTCTGACCGGAACCAACGTCGTGGTGACCATCCAGGACAGCGCGGACAACTCGTCGTGGGCGAACCTGTCCGGTGCCGCGTTCACCTCGAAGACGGCCATCGGTGACCAGCGACTCGCGGTCACCGGCACCGTCCGGCGGTACCTGCGGGCGGTCAGCAGCGGCACGTTCACGTCGGCGACGTTCGTGGTGAACGCGGCCCGGAACCTCGCGGCGGTGCCGTCGTGATCCCGAACCCGCTGGGTCCGCAGTTCTACAAGACGTACCAGATCCTCGCCCCGGTGCGCACGCACCGGCGGAAGGCGACGTGCGCGGAGGTCGACTGCGTGAAGCGGGCGCGCGGGTTCCGGGCACAGTTCGACGCGGGCACGGTGGCCGGCAACCGCAACGCCCGCTGGGTGGAGGCGTCCGGGCTGCGCTTCACCCGTGAGGTGGCCGGCTACCTGGTGACGTACACGTTTCCGGCCGGCCAGGATTGCTTCGACACGCACACGACCGCGCTGGAGCGGGAGCCGTTGTACTTCCTGCGCGGTGGTGACCAGCGCGGTAACCCGCGGAACACGCGCAAGGTGCAGTTCCGGGGGGCCCGGGACTTCGTCGACGACTTCGCCGAGCATCAGCTGAATCTTGCCGAGCGTCGGCGGAGGGGGTAGGGCATGGCCAAGGTGGTGCCGCCGCGGTGGCAGAGCGACATGGACGCGCTGGTCAAGGAGTACCTGACGGCGCAGGGCGTTGACGCGGACAAGCTATTCAACGCGGCGACCGGCTACACGGTGGAGCGGTCCCTTGACGCGCTGCCGGTGCTAGTTTTCCGCATCCCCGTCTGGAGTGACCTCCTGCACGGCGGCGTCGTGCGACCGGCGGTAGTGCAGCCGTACCTGGTCGGCGAGTCCGGTCCCGAACTGACCAGGAAAGAGGAGTAGAGATGGCCAAAGAATCTGGGCTCGGGTGGACCACATTCAGTGTGGACAATTCCGCCGGATCGCCTAACGCGATCAAGAACGACATCACCAGCTTCCAGTTCGCCACGCCGCGCGGCGTGCAGGACGTGAGCGGGCTGGACGTGTCCGGCTACGAGCGGCTGCTGCTGCGAGCCGACTTCACCGTCGGCCCCAACGGCGTCTTCAACGACGCCAGCAACCTCAGCCACGACACGTTCAAGGACGTCAGCTCGACGTCGGTGGCGCGCACGACCACGCTGACCATCTCCGGCCAGACGCTGGCGTGCGAGACGCTGTACACCGATTACAACCTCACCCGCGCGGCCGACGGCTCCCTCACCTGGACCGCGCCCGGCGTGCTCACCGGTGGTCTCGTCCCGACGTGGGCGTGATCTGATGCAGATCCCTTCCCTGCTCAACATCACCTTCGAGGCGTACCCCGACCTCGAAGTCAAGGCCCGCTCGATCAGCATGGAGCGGATGCTCCAGCTGGAGGAGCAGGCCGCTATCCTCCGCGCCGACAACGGCAAGGGCTCGGACGCCCGCGAGCTGATCGAGGAGTTCACCAGCCGTCTCGTGTCGTGGACGCTGGAAGACGACGGCGTGCCGCACCCCGCCACCCACGCCGGCTACATGGCGCTGCCCGCGCAGTTCGCGAGCGTCATCCTGTTCGGCTGGTTCGACGCCATGACGGGTGACGATGCCGGCCCTTTGGATCGGAGATCGAACGCTGGAAAGCAGTCGGAGGTGCCGAGCTTCCTGACGGAGGCGTTGTAGAGAAGCCGATGGCACTCGCCCACGCCGAGCTGATCATGGGGTTGTGCGAACGGTTCGGGTGCCTGCCGTCGCAATTGCTGGCAGAAGACGCGCGCATACTGCGCTGGCTGCGGATCGAGTCGATGGGAAGGAAGGGGGAGATCGACGATGGACAATGAAGTCGTCATTCACGTCCGCGTGAAGAACGAAGGCAAAGCGGGATTCGAGCAGCTCGGCCGCGACGCGGACACGCAGGCGAAGACCGTTTCCAAGAAATTCGCCGACACCTTCTCCGAGCAGGTGAACACCCGCCTGCGCGACTCCCGCGGCCGGTTCATCTCCGCAGGGCAGGGCATCGGCGACGACATCGGCGCGATAGCCTCCCAGCGCATCTCCGAACGGATCACCCGTGACGTCAACGGCCGGCTGCGCGACAGCCGGGGACGGTTCGTCACCGGCATGGGCAGCGACGGCGGGAATGGCGGCGACGGGGGGCGCGGGCGCTCCGGCGGCAACGGTGGCAACGGCGGGGACGCCACGGTGAACGTCGACGTCGACAAGCAGTCCCTGTTCTCCCGGTTCTTCAGCGCGGGGAAGGATGCCGCCTCCCGATTCGCCGACGGCTTCAAGTCGAGCGCGGAAAGCGTGCTGTCCGGGGTGTTCTCCGGCGATATCCTATCGACGGTCATCAAAGGCATCAGCGTCGCAGCCCTCGCCGTCGTCCTGGCGCCGGTGATCGGCGCGGCCATTTCCACCGCGATCGGGCTCGCGCTCGGCGGCGGCGTCCTGGCCGCGGGCATCGCGGGCGCGTTCAAGGACCCGATCGTGCTGGGCGCGGCGAAAGGCACCCTCGCCAACCTCAAGGCGGAACTGGAGAACTTCGGCAAGAACTTCACCGCCCCGCTGGAGAACTTCTTCGTCCGGTTCCAGGAGTTCATGAAGTCCCTGAAGCCACAACTCGACGACCTGGGCAAGGCGTTCGCGCCGGTGCTCACCGAACTCGGGAACGGATTCATCGGGCTTCTCCAGAATGCACTCCCCGGCGTCATCCGGGCGGCCGAAAAAGCCAAGCCCATCTTCGAGGTACTCGCCGACAAGATGCCGATGATCGGTGACGCGATCGGCCGTTTCTTCGACCACATCGGGGACTCGGGCGACGACGCCGCCCTGTTCTTCGGGGACCTGCTCGAAGTGATCGGGCTGATCATCCGCGCCGCCGGTGTCCTGGTCGAGATGTTCACCATCGCCTACCGCGACATCCGCATCGTCATCTCCGGAATCATCTCGGGACTCGCCGCGATTCTCCGCGTCGCCGCCGACGCGTTCAGCTGGGATCCGGTGATCGGCCCGAAATTGCGGAGCGCATCGCAGAAGGTCGACGCGTTCGCCACCAAGTTCAACGACTCTTTCCGCAAACTCGACCGCGACGTTCAGGTCAACGTGCGTATCAATGTCGTCGGGCTGTCCGCCGCCCGGGCCGCCATCGACCTGGCCACCAAACTGAGTAAACTCGGCTACGCCCACGGCGGCATCGTCGGCGCGGCCACCGGCGGGTTGCACGGCGGGCTACGCATGGTCGGCGAGGCCGGCCCGGAACTGCTCGAGCTGCCGCCCGGCACGCGCGTCAACTCGGCGGGCGACACCGCCCGGATGCTGTCCGGCGCCGGACAGGCGGTCGGACAGATCATCGTGCAGCTGGTGATGGACGGCAAGGTGCTCGCGCAGCAGCTGGTGGAACCGACCCGCGAGCTGGTGCGCACCCAGGGCAACGGCAGCACGCAGGGCTTCTACGGCCAGGCCGGTGTCGCGTGACGTTCCCCGAGACGCCGCTGCCGATCCGCGCGGAGATGCTGATCGACGGCACCTGGACGGAGATCACCTCCGACGTCCGCAGCGACGACGCCACCACCGACATCGTCATCCGGGGCGGCTTCGCGCCGGAGCAGACCGCGCTGTCCGCGTCGTCGATCAGCTTCACGCTCAACAACCCCGCCGGGCTGTACTCCGACGACAACCCTGCCTCGGCGTACTACGGTCTGCTGCCCACCGGCACCCCGTTCCGGGTGAGCCTCGAGGAGGCGACGCCGTTCCTGTACCTGCCGAACGGGCTGAACGATGAGCCGATCGCCCTCGGCGTGTCCGGCTGGGAGATCGGCTGGGCGGAGACCGCAGACAAGGCCGTTCTCGACGTCGTCGGCGATCTGGACCTGCGCATCGAGGTCGAGCCCGATCAGTGGCAGCTGGGCAGCGCGGGCCAGCAACTGGCCGGCAAGTACTGGACGTCCGCGCAGCGCTCATGGGCGTGGACCGTGCAGGCCAACGGATGCATGCGGTTGTACTGGTCGGCGGACGGCGCGTCCCCGCTCCCCGCGGGCACCTACGCCGACTGCACCGAAGCGGTCCCCGGGAACGGGCGCATCGCCCTGCGCGTGACGATCGACGTCAACAACGGCGCGGCCGGCCGGGACATCACCTTCTACACCTCGGACAGCATCACCGGCAGCTGGACGCAACTGGGCAGCACCGTCACCCAGGCCGGGACGACGTCCATCTTCAGCAGCACGGCGATCCTCACCGTCGGCGCGATCGGCAACGTCGATGACGGCATCGCCCTGGTCGGCGACCCCACCTTCGGCTACACACTGCCACTGGTCGGCCGGGTGTACCGGTTCCAGATGCGGTCCGGAATCGGCGGGACCCTGGTCGCCGACATGAACGCCACCGCACAGGCGGAGGGTACGACGTCCTGGAGTGATGGTCTGGGCACTCCGAACACGTGGACGCTCGCGGAGAGCGCGGAGATCACCAAGGCGGACTATCGCGGGTACGCCGAGATTGCCGAGATGCCGCAGACCTGGGATCCGACCGGCGCCGACGTGCTCATCCCCACCCAGGCGGCGGGCATCGTCCGGCGGATCACGCAGGGCGGGCAGTCCATCGGCTCGTCGATCTTCCGCTACCTGCGGCAGTACATCGGCGCGGGTGCGGTCGGTTACTGGACGCTGGAAGGCGGTAGCCAGTCCACCGCCGCCGGCAACGCCGTCCCGGGGCAGCGACCCGCCGTCGTCGAAAACGTGCTGTTCTCCAGGGACACCGAATTCCCCGCGTCGGCGGGGGTGATGACCCTGAACGACAGCGACTCCCATATCACCGGATCGGTTACCGGGGCGGCGGCGTCCGATCAGGCGACGATCATCTTCTACTACAAGATCGACGCGGCGCCGGCCAGCGATACGAACACCGTGCACATGTACCTCAGCGGTACCTGTCGCCAGGTGACGTTCTCGATATCCGCCACCAACTACCGCATCGCGGCCTACGACGCGACCGGCACCAGTCTCGGCAACACCGGCGGGGTGTTCGGGGCGAACACCGGACCGGGCCAGTGGCTGGCCGTGCAGATGCGCGCCAACAAGAACGGGACCGGCGTCGATCTGAACCTGGCCTGGTATCCGCTGGGCACGCAGACGACGTTTCTCGGGCTGTCGCCGCTGACCATCGCATCCGCCACCGTCGGCGCGATTACCGGGTTCGCGACATCTCCCGGCATCGCATCTGCCGGGCTGAACGCGACGTTCGCACACTTCATGCTGCTCAACGTGGACGGGTTCGAGTTCGCGACCGCGGCCTTCTCCCGGATGTCGCTGGCGTTCACCGGTGAGTACGCCGCCGAGCGATGGTTGCGGCTGCTGCGCGAGGAAGGCGTGGAGGGCCGCTGTGTGGGCTGGCCGGCTGACACCATCACGATGGGCCCGCAGCAGATCGACACCCTCACCACGAACCTGACGGACTGCGTGGTCACCTCGGGCTCGTTGCAGTACGAGGCCCGGGACATGGCAGCGCTGGTGTTCCGCACCTACCGCAGCCTGCTCGCGCAGCAGCCGGTGGAGCTGACCTACCCGAAACCTACCGCCCACCTGTCCGGGCAGTTCCGGCCGACGATCGACGACCTCGGGCTGAAGAACGCGGTGACCGCGAGCAGCCCGGGCGGCGCGTTCGCGGTCGCGTCGAAAGAGACCGGGCCGCGCTCGATCGCCACGGCCGGCCGCTACGACTCGCCGATCATCGTCAACCCCGAGACCGACGAGCAGCTGCCGGGCCTGGCGCAGTTCGCCGTGTTCCTCGGGACGTGGCCTGATCGCCGGGTGCCGAACCTTGAAGTGTGGCTGGAGCGGCAGACGTTCGTCACGGACGCTGCGCTCACCCGGCAGATGCGGTCGCTCAACCCGGGCGACCGGGTGCGGGTGTCCGACGTGCCCGTCTGGGTGGGCGGCGGCGCCAGCGACACCCTCATTCGAGGGTATGTGGAGACGCTGGGAACGTTCGCGCACCGGCTGGCCTTCTCTACGGTGCCGTACGGCCCGTACCGGGCGGTGTCCGACCTCAGTGCGTCGGTGACGCGCCGGGCCGCCCCACGGTACGGCGGGTCACTGCTGACCTCCGGCATCAACTCCAGTGCGCTGAGCATGTCGGTGACCACGGCGACGGGGAAGACGTGGGGGACGACGGCGGGCAAGCCCGGGAACTTCCCGCTCGACATCATGATGGGCGGGGAACAGATCACCGTGTCCGGCATCGGCGCGCCGGCGGCGGGCGTGCAGGTGTTCACCCTGTCGGCCCGGTCGGTGAACGGGGTCAGCAAGGCGCATTCGGCGGGCGCGATCGTCACGCTGGTCGATGAGTTCTACGTAGCGAGGACATGATGGCGACATATCCGAACATCGAGATCGGCGATCTGGTCACGGCCGATCTGCTGGACAGCATGCTGCCGCAGACGTATACCAAGCAGACAGCGACGTCCCGGCTGAGCACTACCGCCTATGCGGCCGATCCTGAACTGACCGGCATCGCGCTGGAGATCGGCACATACGACATTGACTTCCTCGGCTTCTTCACCGCCGACGTGAACAAGCTGATCGACACGCAGTGGTCTTTCAGCGGGACGTGGGCAAATACGGTACGTAACACGTACGGCCCCGGTGCGACTTCGACGGCGCAGCCTGGATCGCTCGTCCAGGTCAGCCTGCGAGGGTGGGGGACGAGCAACCAGGACGCGCGGTATGGCATCGCCACCGCATCCGGTGCCTACGTGTCCATTTCCGAGTCGGTGCGGGGAGTTGCCGTTTCGGCGGCGGGGAGCCTGGCTTTCCAGTGGAAGCCGACGGCGAGCACGGCCGACAACATCACGCTTCAGCCCGGGTCGAACTTCACCGTTCGTCGAGTCGGCTAGGCTGCGATCATGGCGACCGCATGGGTACTGACCAGGGGGATGCAGAACCTCTGGGATCAGTTCTACGCCGCGTTCCCGGGCGCTGACCGCACGTCGTCGGGAAAGGTGGGCGACCTTGCCCACCAGAAGGAATCGGCCAGCTCACACAACCCCGATCTCACCGGTAACGCCGAGTGGAAGGACGGGGACGCGAAGAACGAGGTCCGCGCGATCGACCTCGACGACGACCTGCGGACGCCGGGCGTCACCATGCAGATGGTGATCGACCACATTCGCCGACTGCCCGGCGTCGGCGCCGTGATCCGGTACATGATCTACGACCGAACGATCTACGAGGCGTCGAACGGGTGGGCACCGCGCCCGTACACGGGGCCGTCCCCGCACACCGAGCACGCTCACTTCTCCGGCCAGCGCACGCAGGCGGCCGACGAGAACACCACCTTCGACTACCGTTTCGAGGAGCTGCTTCCGATGGATTTGACCGCGCAGAACTTGAAGGACATCGGCGCCGCCGCCGCCGCCGCGGTGTGGGGCACGAAGATCCCGGACTACGCGGATCCGGCCGACCCCAACCGGGAGCTGACCGCGGCGGTATGGGAGGGCTACAACGAGGGCCGACACATCACCACCCGGGCGGTGATCATCGCCGCGATCAACGCTGCCGCGGGCGTGGACAACGTGGATGAGGCGGAGATCGTGGCGGGCGTCCTGGCAGGCCTGACGCCGGAGAAGATTGCCGCGGCCGTCCCCCCGGCTATGGCGATCGCGGTGGCTGACGAGCTGTACGCGCGGCTGAAGAACTGAGACCGCGCGCCGATGCCCGCACCCAGCCCCGAGGAGAGATGATCAATGCATGAGCACGCGACGCACCCGGCGTACCCGGCCGGACGCGGTCACCGTGGCGAAAGACCTGGTCAGGTTCTCCCTCGGCACGCTGCTGATCGGGTGGCAGGGCTTCGCCGTGCCGCGCCAGGAATTCAACTGGGCGATCATGGTGGCGGGCGGGATCCTGGCCGGGGTGCCCGGCTGGATTCACTTCTGGGCGCCGCGTACCGGTGGGGATACATCACCGCCGGGAGCGTCGCCGCCGGAACGGCGATCGGCGTCATCGTCTACCGAGTGACCGGGCACTGAGGATGAGTCATACTGCGTCCATGAACATCACCGCGAAGATCGTCTGCAACAACAAGCAGGAGGCAGGCGAGGGCGATGACCGCACGGTCAACGTCAGTTTCAACGCCGACTACGCCGACAACCGCAACCGGGAATGGACCCGCTGGACGCCCGGGCTGTCGCTGACAATGGGCCTGCGAGGCGCGGTCGCCGACCGGTTCGAGGTCGGCAAGGCGTACACCCTCACCTTCGCTCCGGAGGAGTGATCAAGATCAAGATCTTCGGCCGGGAACCAGCCCTCATCATCTCGGCGATCGGCGCGCTGATCACGCTGCTCGTCTCCCTCAACATCCACGGCCTCGACGCGGGCGCCGGTGCCGCGATCACCACGTTCGTGACCGCCGTCATCATCGCGGTCACCACCCGCCCGGTCGCGCCGGCGCTGTTCACCGCTGTGGTCAGCGCGGGCGCCGCGCTGTTCGCGGAGTACGGCCTGCACGCCTCCGACGCCGTGGTGGCGGGCATCTCCGGTGTGGTGCTGGTCGGGTTCGCGCTGTTCGGCATCCGGCCGCAGGTCACCCCGACGGCGTCAGCCTAGGCACACACAGAAGCGCGGGGCCTGACCACCCAATCCAGCCTGGTCAGGCCCCGCGCTTTTTGGTGCCCCCTGCGGTCCGCTCCGACCGCAGGGCGTTTAGCTGATCGGGCGAGTAAGCGCCACGCTGCCGGACAGGCACAGGCCCGGCTCGCCCTTGCCCTGCAACTTCACCAGATCCAAGCACTGCTGAACGGCCGCGGGAACACCGGACTTGCCCGCGATGCGCTCTCGCGCCGCCGCGTTCTTCTCGTCGATCTCCAGGTTCCGCGACTCCAGCACCTTCTGCCCGCGCTGGCTGATCAGTGCGGTGGTTGCCTGGTCGTAGGCGACCAGTCCCCACGAGATGCTCTTGACCTCGATGTCCTGGCCGAGCCGGGAAGCGATTGCCGCCTGGAGCTTCGGGGTGTAGGCGCCAGCCAGATCGGGTGCCGTCATCTCGCCGGTCTTCGCGTCGACAAGAGACATCGGGTCGAAGTCACGGAAAGTGGCGAGCAGGGAATCATTGAACAGCGGCTCGACCTGGCGCGAGACGAACTGCTCGAACCGGGAGTGACCATCCTTCTCCGGATAGGTGGACCAGTTCAGGGCGGCGCGTTCTGCCGTCGTGGTCTCCCAGTTGATTTGCACCCGGACGCACATGTTGCGCTGGCCCGCGATCTGCACCCAGAGGCAGTTGTCGCCGAGGTGGTTGAAGGACTGCCGGGTGGCGTCCCAGTCGTCGATGTCCTGCCACGGCTTCGTCCAGTGCACACCGGCGCCGGTGATCTCGCCGGTCGGCTTGCTGAACGAGGTGACGATGCCGACGTTGCGCGTCGGCACCCGGTTGTAGCTGCCGATCGTCCACGACAGCGCGCCGACGAGTGCGGCGATGATGCCCACCGACACGGCGACACCGCGCTGTGCGGCGATGGGGATGGAGAACAGCGCCAGAAGCGCCACGATGAAGAAGAAGATTCCTACCCAGAACACGTGCCTTACCCCCAACTGTTAGTTGACTTGCTGATTACTTACCGAACCGTCACTTCAGTCGTGGTGGTCACGGTGACGGATGGGCGGCGGCCGGCCCGGGCGAGCGCGAGCAGCGCCACCCCGACAGCCGTCAGGAAGCCGAGCAGCGGCGCGGCGGCGAGGGTGGCGAGCACCCACCACCCGAGCGCCAGCACGGTGCTCACGCCGGACAGGACGGCGAGCGCGATCCCGGCCGGGCGGCGCCACGCGGGCGGCGCGTCCTTGAGCCGGACGACGCGGTGCTCCCACCGGCCGCGCTCGGCGGACCATACGGGGTACGGGGTGAGTGGGCGGACCTCGCCGCGCTGGGTCTGGCGGGACACGGCGCGGACGAGGTCCGTCTTGCGATGGTACGGCGCGGTCGCGACCTCCACCGGGCGGCGGGGCTGCGACTTCACGACCAGTGCGGGCAGCTTCATTTTCAGCGTGCGATCGAGGTCGGTCATCGTCATCGTGCCTCGCGAATCTTCTGCTTGTGGTCGCGGTGCCATGCCTTGCGCCGAGCTGCGTTCGGCAGCGGATCTGATCTTTCGCCGCATGAGCATGTTCCCGGGCCGACAATGCCCGAGATGTAGCCGAGCGACGATACGTACAGACGTCCCTCGTTGCGAAGTTCATGTCCAGGGATGCGAGTATTTTTCATTGCTTCCCCCACCTAACTGTTAAGAAACCATCCGATACCGCCCACGACGATCATCGCGACGGCGAGAACAGGGACGAGCGAACCCAGCGAGAACATCCGCACCGGACCGCGAGCGCCATCGAGCCAATGGGTCCGATCCCGCACAAGCCGCTGGACCGTCTGCGTGGCGGGTCCAACCTTCGACCGGCGCGGATTCTTCTGCCAGTTGTACCGGGGGCGCAGCGTGAGGATGACCAGCGTCTCCAGCGACAGCGTGACCCACTGCCAGCCCAGCCACCACGGCAGGCGCAGTGCGTGATAGCCGACGACGAGGTCCGCCCACGGCTTGGTCTCGTGCTGCACCTTGCGCAGCTCGAGGTGGTTGGACTTGCCGACGTAGCCGACTTCCACCCCGCGGCGCAGATGACGCCGGGTGAGGTAGACGTACACGCCGGGGTGCCGGCGGCGCGCCTTGCGGAAGATGATCACTGGATGCCCGCGTACTCGTCTGCATGATCTCGCGCTTGCAGAAG